GCGAGCCACTCGAACAGGATCGTGTTGGCGTTGGTGTCGAGCACCGTCGACACCGCCGTCACAGGGCCTTGCGGGAGGCGTACCCAGCCGCGCTTCACCTTCACGCGGTCGGTGGTGGTGGCCTGGGTGATGTGCTGACCGGTGTACGAACGAACAGTTGCGGAGGCGCCGGCGAGCAGTGCGACGGCGCGCTGCGTGTCGACGATGTCGCTCGACATTCGGGTCTCGAGCTGTTCGAGCGTTGCGAGACTCTCCATCAGGTCACCCCTCGGGCGTCGAGTGTGGGGGATGCCGGTGACCCCACCGAAGTGGGGTCACCGGCGTCAGCTCGGATCAGGAGCCGGTGGCGTTGGTGAGGCGCACGAACGCGTCGGTGTCGTTGACGATGAAGCCGTACTCGGCCTCTGCCAGGATCGCGACGAGGTTCTTCTCCCACAGCGACGTGAGCGAGCCGTTGATGGTCACGGTCGCCTCGGTCGAGATGCGGTAGGAGATGCCGCCGATCGCGCCCCACGCTGCCTGCGACCAGTCGCCGGCGTACCCGACCACGGTGGCCAGGTTCGCGGTGGCGATCGTGTCACGGATGTAGGCGGGACGACCCAAGATGCGGCCCTGGGTCATCGCGTCGACGTTGCCGGTCGGCAGGTCCGTGTAGAGCGGCTCACCCGTGGTGGTGGTGGCACCCCACAGGTTGGGCTCGAGCACGGAGTCGATGGCGTAGCCGGTGCACTTGTAGCGGCGACCGGTGGCGTCGGTGTCCGACACGAGCAGGTCGAGCGCCGACACGAAGTCGCCGTGGATGCCACCCAGCGCCTGCGAGGAGCCGCCGATCTCGACAGCCTTGGAGGTCTGGTCGATGAACGTGGAGAACGGTCCGGCGCCGGCCGAACCGTCAGGGCCCTGGTCGTGCAGGGCTGCCAGGTCGAACGAGACGGCGAACGTCTCGGCGAAGCTGTTCTCCATCCGGTCGACGAACTGCGCCGGGTTGAGGCGGGCGACCTCTGCGGAGACCACCATGATGGCGGCGAGCTTCTTCGGGGTCAGCGTCTTGAGGGTCATGGACCCGGCGCTCGCCGGCTTCTGCTCGCCCTCTCCGACCCACCCTGCGGCGGGACGGCCGGTGACGACGGGGACGCTGGTGCCGGTCAACCCCAGCGGGACTCGCTGGACGAGCTGCTGGACCGCGGACATGCTGGCGGCCTTCTCGAAGATCGCTCCGGCCTGTTCGGCCGGCACGAAGCCGGAGAAGTCGCTGGTCTTGGTGGCATCGGTGATGGCCATGTGGTGAGTCCTTTCGGGACGACATCGGGCCGCCCATCAGGGGCGGCCCGGTTGGATGTGTGTGCGCCCCGGGGTGGGGCTTGCTCAGTTGATGCCGAGCTTCGCCATCAGGTCCTTCTGCAGCTGGGAGCTGTTGAGGCCTGGTGGCGTTGGGCGTGCACCCTGACCGAGGTCGGGCACCTGTGGGGTTGACGACGGTTCCGGAAGCGGAGCGATGCGTTCCACCCAGTCACCGACCTTGACGGTGTCGGGGTGGCCGTCCTCGTCGAGGAACGACGCGAGGTTGACCCCCTCGAGCAGGGCGTCGATGTCGATGTCGCGTCCAGCGGCGGCGACACGGAACGAGTCGCTGACTCGCGCCTCGCCGAGCTCTGCGAGCACTTCGGAGCGTGCCTGTTGCCGTGCGGCTACGACGGCGAGCTCCTGCTCTGTCATGGACTCCTGTCGGAGTCGCTCGAGTTCCTGCTGGGCCTTGGCGTTCGCCTTGGACTTGTCCTCGTGCTTGCGGGCGAGCGCCTTCCACTTGTCGACCTCCGCCTGGAGGTCGACGTCGGGGATGGGCTGCTCTGGTTCCGGTGTGGTCGGTTCGGCGTCGGTGCCCGTGTCGGGCGTTGCCTCATCGGTCATGTGCTGTTGGCTCCCATGTCGGGTGTGTTGGTGCCCCATGTCGGGGCGGGATCTCAGGCGACAGCGTCGAGCTGGTCGATCCGGACCTGGTTGATGACCTGTCCGGGGTCGGCGTCGCCGTAGATGGGTGCGACGATGCAGTCGCAGTGGTCGTGGCCGAAGTCGGCAGACTCGGCCGTCCTGTACCGCTGGGTGGAGACGGTGGCGCACCACCGGCACGAGTTGCCGGTGAGCACCCGTCGCCAGCCGACGATCCCGTCAGCTGACACGAACCCCGCGGTGCGCCTCGAGGTGGACGACACGTAGTCGACGGCGGTGGAAGTGGCCCTCGAGCGGCCCGCTGCGATCGCTTCGTCCCATGGCCGGCCTTCGGCGAGCCCGTGCCAGTACGAGGTAAACGGGGCTCGGAGGTCGGTCGGCACGGTGACCGTTGCCGGGTTCACCGTGACTGGTGGCGAGTCGGTGACGAGTGAGTAGTAGCCGGCGGACGCGTTGATCGTCGCCGTCTTCGCCGCCTGCAGGACGGGCTCGGTGGCGAGTCGGAACCGGTCGACGTCGAGCTCGTTCCATGCGCCCAGCGCGTCCCAGCGTGCGGCGGTCAGGGAGCCGGCCCGGGTGTAGATCCGTTCGAGCTGCCCTTGGAACGACTGGGTGAGCCGGACGAGGGTCGGCTCAGGCGGGGGCATCGGCGATGTCGCTGACGAGCACCTGGGCGAGCCGCTCGGCGTTCATGCGGCTGATCTCCTGCGGCGTGTATTGCAGGACGTCGCGGGCGATCGTCGTGTCGGGGATGATGTCCTTCAGCTGCGAAGCAGCAGACGCACGCTCTGCAAGCGTGTACCGCTCCGGTGACGCCCAGATGATCTCCATGTCGCCACGCGACGCCCGTTCGGTCTCGCCGGCGAACAGCAACGCCAACGACATCAGCTGCTCGTACGACTCGCCCTGCTGACGCATCCTGTCGCGGGCCTTGAACGTCACCGATTCCCGCTTGAGCTGCGCGCCCTCGGCCGAACCGCCCGAGTCGTCAGGGAACAGGTACGACATCGGCGTCGACGTGGCGCCGGCGAGTGTCGTGATGTCCTGCTTCTCTGACTGCAGGATCGGGTTCAGGTCGATGAGACCCGACTCCCAGATTTCTGCCGTGTCGGGCAGCTGCCAGAGCTCGCCCGGGCCGGCGAGGAAGTCGCCCTCGTAGTCGATCTCGTCGCCGTCGGCGTCGACCAGCGGCAGGCCCTTGATGCCACGCTGGCGGTAGGCCTGCATAGTCATCGTCTCGACCCTGGACAGGATCGTGTAGTTGATGCGGTCCAAGGTCGGGAGGTGGCCCTCGAACTCGCCCTCGGGGACTCCGTTGATGCCGACGAGGTTGTAGAACGGCACCACGGGCACCACGGGAGCGGGCAGCGCCTCGGGCTGGCCTGACCACTCCCAGCCGTCCATGTTCTCGGTGCGGGTCCGTGACTGGTTCGTCGGCCGCTCGGCCCGTACGACGTACCCGGGCAGGTACACGTAGGCGCGGTCGACGCCGGCGACGTCGTCGCTGAATACCTTCAGCGCGGCGCGCACCTTGCGCCGGCGGGCCGGGTCGACCTCACAGATCACCTCACGGGGATCCTCGGGGGTGATCAACGGGGCGCCGATCTCGTCGTCGAACCCGCCGACGATCGCGTACGCAGCGCCCATCGACAGGGTCGCCCGGTCAATCATCATGTGGTCGGCGTCGAGGCTGTTGGCCTGCCAGATGCGCCAGGCGACCTCGTCGCCGAGCTCGTCAGCGACGGACCCGGTACGGAACCCGAGCGGGGTCATCCGCTCGCGGGTCGCTTCGACGATCAGGCGTGCGAAGTTCGCCCCCGACACGGCCATCAGCCGCCGGTACGAGTCCGACACGTTCTTGTTGGCGTGCACCGGGATCGGGTTGGTGCCCCGGTAGTACGAGTCGAGCCGGTCGAAGTGACCCTGGCGGTCCAGCAGTCGCTTGAACAGGCGGTCGAACCACCAGCCGGGAGAGTTGGGCGTCTCGGTGTCGATCACTACGCCCTCCTCTCGGGGTCATCTGAGGCGTCTCGGCCTGAAGGTCTGCGGGGCACGCTGGGCGCCCTTCGCGATGGAGTCGAGCCGGGCCTGGTAGGCGAGGATCGCTGCAACGGCTGCGTCGATCTTGCGGGACGAGTAGTCGTGCTCTTTGGCGACGGTGAGCTTCCCTGACCGCACCCTGCGCCGGGTCTGCAGCACATGCGCGGTCAGCCGATAGGAGCCGTCGTGGGTCAGGTCGCTGTTACGTACAGCGCCCTCGAACTGCTCGATCGCCCGCTGGACGAGCCCGGAACGGCCGCCGGTCATCCACCACTCGAACGGGTGATCCGCAGACACCTTCACCTGGGTCTTGCGCCCGTAGGTCGCTTCCCAGTTGTTGACGTGGGACCGCCAATCCTTCGCCGGGTCGCAGTAGAACGCAGCAACATCGAACCGGCGGAACGCGTCAGCGACCGCTGCTTCGATCTCAGCGATCGGCGGCGACCACAACTCCTGGCCGGGACCGTCGGGGGCTTCCCACACGCCCAGCTCGAACAGGTGCCCGTCCTCGACACGGCAACCGATCAACGCCGTGGCGTCAGGCTTGCCCTTCGCCCTACCGCGCGACCCGTCAAACCCCATCGTGACAAGGTCGCGGTCGGCGATCACCTTCGTGGCGTCCGCGAGGCCCTTCCAATCGGGCTGCGAGATGAGCGAATCAGAGGCGTGGGTGATCTGGTTCAGGTAGAAGCGGCGGGCGTCCTGCGGATCGGTGTCCGGATCCCAGTATTCGGCGACCAGCCGGTCAACCGGAGCCCACCCGCCGTTCACATCGAGCGAATCGCCGTATACGAACGACAGACCTGCACGCAACGATTCTTCGTCGGTCGGGTCGGTGTCCGGTGGCGCTTCGCGATGGTCGAACAGCATCCCGGTAGCGATGCGGGTGTGGCCTTCGGACTGCTTCTCATGGGCAGCGAACGACTGCTCAGCGACCGATCCGACACCAGGCTCGAACGCGTTCGGTGTTTCCACCGAGCATCCGTTGACCTTGCCGAGATTTCGGCGGATCGTCGCCGCCAGCTTGCGGCCGCCGTTCGTCGGCGTCCACGACTCGGTCTGATCCAACGCGGAGAACACCGGGCGGAACCCCTCACGAGACGTACCCGACGACGTAACCGGTTCGATACGCCCGTTCGGCACGTTGACGAACGACTCGAGCGGTTCGATCTGATAGTTGTCGAACACCGGCCCCGAACGGGCCATCTCCAACAACGGTTCCCAAGTGTTCGCCGTCTGATCCTCAGACACAGCAACGATCTGCACCTTGGCCTTGAACCCCAGCGATGTCCACGGCCGACCGACCGGCTGACCGTCGGCGTCCCATCCGTCGAGCACGACCGGCCCCAACGCCTCCACCATGCACAACGCAGCGACGAGCGGCGACTTTCCCCAACCCTTCGGCCGGGACAACACCGCCCTACGAACCAGGCGGGCGTTGACCAGCGACCGTCCACGGATCGCACCAGACGTGAACGTCGGGTCGACCTCGTACAGCTCGAGCACGAACTGGGCCTGCTCACGAGTGAACGTCAGCGGCTCACCCATCGACGGCCCATCAGGGACGACGAGGTTCTCTTCGATCCAATCGAGTACCAGCCACCCGAGCGTCGGCCGTTCACCGGGGAACGACGGCTTCCACCCGTTCATTCGGCCAGCCGCAGACCCTCACGACGGGACCCACCGGCACGCTTCTCTGGTCGCTTCGAGTCAGCCTCGTCGGCCTGGGCGAACTGGATCCGCAACCGGGCGCGGTCCTCAGGTGTCGCACCGAACTTCGCGACCCGCAACCGCAGCTCGGCCCCAGCCGATGACGAACCGGACCAGAACTTCGCGTGCAACAACGCCGTGTCCAACAGGAACGACCAGTCCGAAGCAGTGAACTCCGACGACAGCGGCGACTCGCGCCACATCGCCCACCAGTGCTGGGTGACCGCCGGCCACACGAACTCCACCAGCTCCCCGTCCTCCTCGACCATCACGGTCGGCAGATCGGGCTGATCGACTGGATCGGCGACGATGACCCGGAAGTCCGGACCTGACGGCTTGTTACGACGAGCACGCTGGCTCGGATCCTTGGGTGCAGGGCCACGTCCGGCCATCAGAACCTCCCATGTCGGGTGGTGAAGGGGTGCCCATGTCGGGCTGGGTCAGGCGATGATCCGCAACTGACGGGGTCGCTCTGCGAGCAGTGGGTGATTCGGCGACACCGAAGAGAGAGCGTCCTCGAGGTGATCTGTCCAGACCCGTCCATCTAGCGAG